AACGGGAACGGCGCCGGCAACAGAAAGAGCGGGCGGCGGCAAAGGTGGAGGTTGCAGCGCTCTGTCTCGCATAGGGGCCGCAAGTGGCTGACGAACTGGACAACGCGATTCGGACGAACGCCGAGGGGCCGAAGTCGGCGTCGGGAGATTCGGGGAGCATGCAGCAGCACTCGATCCCCGACCAGATCGCGGCGGACAGGTATCTGGCGTCGAAGAAGGCCGCGCGGTCGAAGGGCCTAGGGATTCGCCTCACGAAAGTAGTTCCGCCGGGAGCAGCGTGATGTTCGACTGGCTCAAACGCATACGTGCTGTCGCCGGACCCGCAGGTGGCGGGCTCCGGATGGCGGTGCGCTTCGTGCGGGGCCGATATGATGCCGCACAGACGACCGATGGCAACCGCAAGCACTGGGCGGGGGCCGACGGCCTGTCGGCCGACGCCGCTGCGAGCGCCGAGGTCCGGCGCATCCTGCGGAACCGGGCCCGGTACGAAGTGGCGAACAATTCCTATGTCCGGGGGATCGTCCTGACTCTCGCAAACGACGTTGTTGGCACGGGGCCGCGGCTCCAGATGCTCACCGCCGGCGCCGAGGTCAACCGCGCGATCGAACAGGAATTCATGCGCTGGGCCACGCGTGTGGGCCTGGCCGCCAAACTGCGGACCATGCGGATGGCCCGGGCCCAGGATGGCGAGGCGTTCGTCCTCCTCATCTCGAACGAGAACCTCGATTCGCCTGTGACGCTGGACTTGCGGCTGATCGAGGCCGAGCAGGTCGCCACTCCTGACTTCTCCCAGGCGGTGTTTGCCGACCCGCGCGCCGCGGACGGCATCACCTTTGACCCGTTCGGCAACCCGGTGGCGTACTACGTCCTGAAGACGCATCCGGGCGCGAGGGCGTCCCTGGGCCTCGACTACGACCGCGTGTCGGCCGAGTCGGTGATTCACTGGTTCCGCGCCGACCGGCCCGGCCAGCATCGCGGTATCCCGGACATTACGCCCGCGCTGCCGATCTTCGCGCAACTCCGGCGCTTTACGGCTGCTGTGCTGGATGCCGCCGAAACGGCCGCCAACATCTCCGGTACGGTGGAAACCGACGCCCCGCCCAACGGCGAGGCTGAGCCTATCGACCCGATGGACACTATCGAACTCGAGCGCAACATGCTCCTCACGCTGCCCGGCGGCTGGAAGATGAGCCAGGTCAAGCCCGAGCAGCCCGCGACCACCTACGTGGAATTTGCGCGCGAGAAGTTGAACGAGGCCGCGCGGTGCCTGAACATGCCGCGGAACATCGCGCTGTGCGATTCGTCGGCCTACAACTACGCCTCGGGGCGGCTGGACCACCAGACGTACTTCAAGTCCATCCGTGTGGAGCAGGCCCACCTGGAAGACGTGGTGCTTGACCGCGTGCTGGACGCCTGGCTGCGCGAAGCGGTGCGAGTGCCGGGCCTCCTGCCGACGTCGGCCCGGGCGCTCCTCGATTACCCGCACCAGTGGTTCTGGGACGGGGTGGAGCATGTTGACCCCGCCAAGGAAGCCAACGCCCAGGCGACGCGCCTGGCAAGCCACACGACGACCCTCGCGAGTGAGTACGCCAAAGAAGGCAAGGACTGGGAAACGGAACTCCGGCAGCGGGCGAAGGAAGTAGCCCTGATGAAGGAACTCGGCCTCTCGGTGGCCGAGGCGCAGCCGAAGACCCCGCAGCCGCAGGCGGATGAGGAAACGGACCGTGAAGACGAGCGACGGGCCGCGTGAACTGAAGTTCATCGCGGCCATCAACATGGAGGCGGCGGCCGGGCCGGACGCCCAGGCCGCGCGGCCGCGTCGGTTCCACATGGACGCCTACACCGGCAGCGCCCTGGCGATTGCCGGGTGGCGGTTCCCCGTTGTCGTGGACTTGACCGGCCTCACCGTGCGCGGGGGAGCGAAGGTTTATCTCGACCATGATCGGGCTGCTCGCGTGGGGCATATCGACGGCATTCAGGTTGAGCACGGGGGCCTGCGGGTGTCAGGCGTGATCTCGTCCACCACTCAGGCCGCCCGCGAGGTCGTGGCCGACGCCGACAACGGATACCCGTGGCAGGCGTCCATCGGGGCCTCGGTGCGCGAGGTCGAGTTCGTGGGCGAAGGGAAGATGGTGACCGTAAACGGGCGCGAGTTCGCCGGGCCGGTGAACGTGGCGCGGCGGGCAGCGCTTCAGGAAGTGAGTTTCGTGGGCAATGGCGCGGACGATGCGACGTCCGCCAGCATCGCGGCGGAAGCCGCCAAGGAGATGGAAGCAATGGACGGCACCGACAAGACCAAGACTGTGGACGGCGGGGTGGCTGGCGGCGCGGCTCCGGCGGGCGAGGGCGGGAAGGAGCCGGTGGTCCAAGCTCAGGCCCCGGCAGGGGCGCCGGTGACTGCTGGTGCCGCCGAGGGCGCGATCGCCGCCGATCCGGTGGCCGACATGCGGGCGAAGGCCGCGGCCGAGAAGGACCGGATCGCCGCCATCGAGAAGGTTTGCGGCGATGGCCACGCCGACATCGCTGCCCGCGCCATCAAGGAGGGGTGGGATACCACGAAGACCGAACTGGAGGTCCTGCGCGCCAGTCGCCCGAAGGCCCCGGTCGCCCACGTTGTGGACCAGACGGTCAACGGCACAATCCTCGAAGCGGCCTGCATGCTGACGGCGCGCCTCGCGGACGTGGAAAAGGTCCACGACGAGAAGACGCTGGACGCCGCCAGCCGCCGGTTCCGCGGGGGCATCGGCCTCCAGGAACTCCTGCTGGAGGCCGCGTGGGCCAATGGTTACACCGGCCGCAACTTCCGTGACTCGCGCGAGGTGCTGCACTTTGCCTTCGCCAAGGACATCCAGGCGGGCCTCTCGACCGTGGACATCGGCGGCATCCTGTCGAACGTCGCCAACAAGTTCCTCCTCGACGGCTTCTTCAGCGTCGAGCGCACCTGGCGGAATATCTGCGCCGTGCGGAACGTTGGCGACTTCAAGACCGTGACCTCGTACCGGCTGATCGGTGCCGACCAGTATCAGCCGGTCGCGCCGGGCGGGGAACTCAAGCACGGGACCCTCGGCCAGGAGCAGTACACGAACAAGGCCGACACGTTCGGCCTGCTCCTGTCGATTGACCGGCGGGACATGATCAACGACGACCTGGGGGCCATTACCCTCGTGCCGCGCAAACTGGGGCGTGGGTCGGGCCTCAAGATCAACGACGTGTTCTGGACCGTGTTCTTGGCCAACTCGTCGTTCTTCACCAGCGGCAACAAGAACTACATCTCGGGCGCCGACACGGCCCTGACCATCGACGGCCTGACGAAGGCTGAGGTCGCGTTCCTCGACCAGGTGGACTCCGACGGCAAGCCCATCGGCATCATGCCGGCGATCCTGCTCGTGCCGACGGCCCTGTCGGCGATGGGCACCCAGCTCTTTAAGTCGCTGGAGATCCGCGACACGACCGCCTCGACGAAGTATCCCATCGCCAACCCGCACCAGGGCAAGTTCCGGGCCGAGGTCAGCCGGTACTTGGCCAACACGAAGTACACGGGGGCGAGCGCCAAGGCGTGGTACTTGCTGGCCGACCCGGCGGACCTGCCGGTCATCGAGGTCGCGTTCCTCAATGGCCAGGAGTCGCCGACCATCGAAACGGCCGAGGCGGACTTCAACGTCCTGGGCATCCAGATGCGTGGATATCACGATTTCGGCGTCGCGCTTCAGGATCCCAGGGGTGGGCTCAAGAGCAAGGGCGAGGCGTAACGGCAGCGCGGAGCGCGGAACTTGGAACGTGGAGCGGATGACGCGGTGATCAGCCCCCGCTGGTAAGCAGGGGTCAAGGAGAAGCGGAACATGGCAACGGCAACTTTCGTACAGGCAGGCGAGGCGGTGGACTACACGCCCTCCGCCGACGTGGCAGCGGGGGACGTGGTGGTCCAGGGGGACCTGGTGGGCGTGGCACCGCGCCCCATCGCGGCCAGCGTGCTCGGGGCACTGGCCGTGGGCGGGGTCTTCGAGTTCCCGAAGGCCACGGGGACCGGCAAGGCGATTGCCGCCGGCAAGAAGGTCTACTGGGACGCCACGAACAAGCAGGCGACCGAGACCTCCAGCGGCAACACGTTCCTCGGCAAGACCGTCGCGGCCGTCGGCGACAGCGATGCGACCGTGCGGGTCCGCCTCAGCCAGTAAGGACCGCTGCCCGTGGCCGACCTCCTGCAGCAGGGTGCCGCCTGGCTCGAAGGCATGCGGCACAAGCATGCCTCCCGGCCAGTGACGTACCAGCGGGGCGCGCAAA